TTGGAATATTTTTACTTATTAGACGTAATAATATTCTTGAAAAAGCTGTTACTAGACAACAAGAATATATTGATGCAATTAGTATTATAGTTGCAAATTCTGATGCTAAATTAAGAGAATTAGATATTCAAGGTGCATTTGAAGCCGATGATGAAGTAGGTACTTTCTTTACTAATTTAAGAGATATCCAAAACATCATAAGTGATTTTAATTCTTCTAACAAGTAGCTTGGTTATGTGATTTTCCTTCCATATATTGGGAGTAAAACTAGGAAATCACTATGTCTTATTACGATAATTATGATATATTTGCTGATGACGATAAGTTAGCACTTACTAAACGAGGTAAACCACGTAAACGTAAACCGAAAGAACCTCGTATCTATTTTACTCAAGATACTGAAGATGCCATTGTTGAATATCTTGTTACTGAAAATATGGCTGAACGTAATCGTATCTATAATGAACGTATTGAATATGGCTTTTATAAGTTAGCCGAAAATATTATTCATACATTTAAGTTTTACTATACCGATACTGATACGATTGAAGAACTTAAACATGAGGTAATTACTTTCTTACTTGAGAAACTTCACTTGTATAAACCTGAAAAGGGTAAAGCATTCTCTTATTTTGGCACTATTGCTAAACGTTATTTAATTGTTTACAACGAAAACAACTATAAAAAACTTCAAGAGAAAGTTGATGTAGATGAATCAGATGAAGAACAAATGCATCTATATGAAAACGATCGTAATATAGAAAGTTTAATGGATGGAAATGGATTTATGGATCAATATATTAAGTATATAGATGCTCATTTATTTAGATTATTCCCTAAAAAACAAGACGCTCAAACTGCAGACGCTATAGTTGAATTATTCCGCAAACGCGAAACATTAGAAATATTCAATAAAAAAGCATTATACATTTATATACGCGAAATTACAGACGTATCCACTCCTCAGATTACTAAAATTATCAAGAAACTTAAACTTATCTATGTCCAGTTGTATAATGAATACTACAAGCACGGGTATATAAAGATTTAATTATTTATATTTATTGATAAACGCAATTATGGCTAATTTTGATGATATAAATGTATTTGGTAATACGTCCTTGTCGGATTTATTTAAACAAATACACAAGAATAATAAAGATATTGATAAGAAGATTGAGGATTTCATTGAAACTATGAAACCAATGGCGACAGCTAATGTGGGAAACGCCACAAATTTGATGCCTGTTGTTAAGGATTTAATTGACGTTAATGTAAAAAATAACGAACAATTAGTTAAAATGGCAGGTATTGCACAACGTGCTGCAACTACTAATGCTAATAGCGGAGATGAATTAATTAATATGGATGAAATTAATGCTTTATTAGAAGAACAAAAACAAGTAGAAGATAATAGTAGGAAATTATTACAACAAGCTCCACAATATCAAGCTTAAATAGTCAAATATGAAGTATAATATAGGTGGATTTTCTAACATTTTATCTGTACAAGGAAGAAATAATTTTTCTGCTGTTCCTTCTTTACAAGTAGGAAGAGTATATGGTGTGGTAACTACTGAAAATACTCCTAGTGAAAAAATGTTTAAAAAAGCAGGAGGTTTTAATGGTGTAGGATCTGTATTTTATCTTGATTATAATTCTTCTAAAAACATTACTGGCACAGGAGACGAATTTTTAGATTTATGTAACATTGCTAAACCAATGTTTCCTCAATTTCAGTATTATCCTGTTTTAGGAGAATTAGTAGCAATAATTGATGCACCTTCTTCAAACTCTCAAATTTCACTTAACAGTACTGCAGATCAAAAATATTATACTGGTGTTGTTAATTTATGGAATAATAACCAACAAAATTCACAGCCAGCAGATCCTAAAGATAATTTAGGGATTACTTTTGTAGAAAATCCTAATATAAGATCTTTATTGTCATTTGAAGGAGATCATATAGTTCAAGGAAGACAAGGTAATGCTCTTCGTTTTAGTTCAACAACTAAATTGTATAACGATTTAAATGAATGGAGTAGTACTGGAAATGATGATAGTCCTATTACTATATTATCAAATGGATTTGCTTATAATCCTAAAGAAAAATTCCATGTTGAGAGAATAAATGAAGATGCTTCTTCTATTTATTTAACTTCAACACAACAAATTCCTTTACAAACAGACCGAACTGGAACTCTTAATCCACTAACTAAACCAATTGACGCATCTAGATACTTTAATTCTCAGGTTATTATTAACAGTGATAGAGTAGTATTAAATTCTAAACGTGATGAGGTAATGATTTTTGCTAAATCAAATATTGAGTTAAATACTAAAAATATTATTAATTTAAATGCTAATGAGCGTGTTCATCTTAATAGTAATACGGTTTTTTTAGGTACTGTAAATAACAGTTTACCAACTGAACCTTTAGTATTAGGTGATAAATTAAATACTTTATTAGAAAATCTACTTGATAGTTTATATAATTTTGGTAATGCCTTATCATCCGTTGTTGGTTCACCTGAAGGTGCTCCTGCTATAGATATCAATATGGCTGCTGAAGGGTTGTTAAATGATATAGATCGAATTAATAATAATCTAGAGGGAATTTTATCACAACAAAACTTTACAGCTTAATGGCAAACAACGTAAATGTAGGTGCTGTAGTTTCTCCTGATGTTCTTAAAACAATATCATCATCAGCTGCAATTAAAACTTTTGGAGACCAATTAATTAATAAAGCTAAAGAAAAAGTAATTAAAGCTGCTTTAGGAAAAGCTGAAGAGCTAAAGAATCAAATTCAAGAAATAGTTACTTTAAAAATTAAACTTGCTTCTGATTATAATACTGAATTAAAACGTTTAGAGGTCTTATTAAAAGAAAAACAGATAACTCAAGAGAAGTATGATAAATCTGTTGCAATAGAAAATGCTGCTTATAAAATTAAAGTAAAAGAATTAGAAGAATTAGATGCTAAACTTAAAGAAGATTTAGCAAAAATAATTGCTGATCCTTATGCTAAAATAAAGGATAAATTAAATAAACGTAGACTTAAAAAGAAAAAAAGAAAAACAAGAAATAAAGCTGAACGAGCTAAAGCAAGAAGAGCTTTAGCAAAAAAAGTAGCTAAAAATGCTGCTAAAACTTTAGCACCTATTCTTGCATTACAATTAGCTAATAAGTTTGCTGCTGTTTTATCTCAAAGAGCAAAATTAGAAGAACTAGTAGATCAAGTAAATGCTTATATTGAACAAGCTAATACTCCCGAAACTATTAAAATTGCAACTAATTTAAGAAATAATGCTGTTACTTTAATTAATAATAGTATTAATAAATTATCTAGTTTACAGCAAATAATTAGACAAATAGAATTATATATAGCAATATTTACAGCAATAGTAGCTGTACTATCTGCTATCCCAATCCCAACTGCTGTACCTCCTGGTGTTGGTGTTCCTGTAAGTTTAATTACAAGAATTGTTAAATCTTTAAATAAAGCAGCCTTATTAATTGTATCTATAAGTGTTGTATCTACTATTGCCGTTAGTATATTAGAAAGTGAAATTGCTCAATTAAATGCATTAATTGAAAGATTAAAACAAGTAAGTGATTTATTAGATAATCAAGCCGCAACAAATCTAAATGAACAACAACTCGCTGATTTATCTAATGATTTTCTTCCAACAGGTGGTGATTTTGGTTTATATAAAGGATTCAAATTTGCTATTAAAGAAGAACAAACATTAGGGGCTCAACAAGCAATTGTTGTTAAAGGAAATAAACGCCGCTATGCCGTTGCTATTGATCGCGATGGTGTTGAAGTATTAAAAAGTGATTATTCATTTACACTAGACCCTAACGACTTGGTAGACCAGTTAAAACTAATTATTGATCAACGAAATTTACAAGGATAAAATATTTATAATTATGAACACTAAAGTATTTAAAAAATTAATTAAAGAAGCAGTGATTGATGCTATTCATGAAGAATTACCATACATTCTTGAAGAGCACATGGCTAAACAAGAAAAAAAAGCATTACGTGAAGGCAAAGCATTTAGCTATACTAGCAATGATGTAATACCTGGTAACCCAGATGTTAGAGCATCTTTGCGCAGTAAGATGGGTGAAGCTTTTGGATTTCAACAACCCCAACAACAATTAAAAGTAATTGATGCTGTTGATGAAAGTACAGGAGAAAAAGTAAATCCATACTTAGCATTCATAAATGACGCCGCTGCTAATATGACACCAATGGATAGATCAGGATTAAGACAATTAGATTAATATGCCAATACCTCAAACAACACGTGTAAATCCGTTAGATTTACAGAAGAATATTGCTATTGGGGTATCACTACCTTTTAAAAAACCTTTTAAGAGTACATATACTACTAAGGATCAAATTAAATCTAATTTAATTAATCTTTTACTTACAGCTAAAGGTGAAAGAGTTTTGAATCCAACTTTTGGATGTGATATTAAAAGACAGTTATTTGAAAATATTACTGAAGAAACACAACAGAATGTTATAAATAGTATAGTAGAGGCTGTAAATACATTTATGCCTGAAATACAAATTAATGATATAGTAGTATCTCCTGATATTGATTTTCATGCTATAAACGTAACAATAGACTACCAAATAATAATATCAAATTCACCAGGACAAGTAACAATACAATTTGAAACAATTACATAAAAATGGCTAACGAAGATAAAAATATATCATATTTAAATAAAAGTTTTACTGATTTTAAATCGGCATTACAAGAATATGCAAAAACATATTTCCCAACAACTTACAATGACTTTACAGAAGCAACACCAGGTAATATGTTTATCGAGATGGCTTCCTATGTTGGTGACGTTACTTCATTTTATTTAGATACTCAAGTACAAGAAAATTTCTTATTATACGCTAAGGAAAAAGAAAACCTGTATGCTCAAGCATATGTAATGGGTTATCGCCCTAAAGCATCATATGCTTCAAATACTATAGTTGATGTATATCAAATGGTCCCTTCTGTTTCTAATGATGGAGGAATAAGCACACAACCAGATGTTACAACTTACGGTTTAATCATCCCAGCAAATACCCCAATAACTTCTACTTCAACAGGTACTAAGTTTTTAACAACTCAACAAATAGATTTTACTAATACAGGTAGTGCAGAGATTACTTTTATGAATAGTGATTTTTACTTAATGAAAAAATCAGTTCCTGCAATATCAGCTGAAATTCAAGAAACTACTATTAATATACCAGCAAACCAAAAGTTTGCAACTGCTGTTATTGAAGATACTAATATATTACAAATATTGAATGTAACGGGAAGTGATGGTAATTTTTGGTATGAAGTTCCTTATTTAGCTCAAACTTCTGTTTTCCAAAAAATATCAAATCCCGGAGTTAATTCAGATCAAGTACCTTATTTATTACAATTACAAAGAGTTCCTAGACGTTTTGTTTCTAGAATATTATCTGATAATACATTACAATTAGAATTTGGTGCAGGTTTATCTACAGATAAAACAGATAGTCAAATTATTCCAACAGCAGGTAATATTGAAGCAGGTTCTGTACCTGGTATTTCATTATTAACTAATAATTACAATGAAGCATCTACCTTCTTTACTCAAGAATATGGTTTAGCACCATCAGGTTCGTTAACAATTAAATACTTAACTGGTGGTGGTATTACATCAAACGTACCAGTAAATGATTTAACTGCTATAGATAAAACAAAT